CTGATACTCCTCCGATGATTGCCTACAACACCATCACGGGCTTAAAGGCTGACTGCATTATCTACGTGCCTGCCGCATCCGTCGACGCATACAAGGCGGCGCAGTATTGGTCGGCTCGTTCCGCTTACATCCAAGCAATGCCGTAATCATGTCCGAAGCCTACAAGTCAGCGACGATAAAGAACCCCGCCTTTTGGGTGTGCCTCACGATAACCGTAGGGCTATTCGTGGCGGGGTTCTGCGTGCCGCCACACGGCGAGATTGACGGCTCGATCCTCACGGCGGGTGGCATCCTTTTCGCCTTCGCCACGTTGGAGACCGTCCACGTCGCACTCCGCAAGGGCGTCGACGCCAAGGTCAAGCACGGGCAGACGGAACTCACAATCGGCGACAACCTCAACGACAACAAACCGAAAGACGATGAAACTGGAATTGATTAGGAGATACCGTAAGAGCGGCTACACCATCGGCTCGCTGTTGGTGGATGGAGTGAAGTTCTGCGACACGCTGGAACCTACCGACCGAGGCTTGACGTCGTCGATGACCTTGCAGGAAATCAAGGCGAAGAAGGTCAAGGGCAAGACCGCCATCCCGACGGGCGTCTATCATATAGACATGGACACCGTGTCGCCGCGCTTCAAGACGAAGGCGTGGGCGAGGGCTAACAACGGCATCGTCCCGCGTCTGCAAGGCGTGAAGGGCTTCGTTGGCGTTCTTATCCACGTCGGAAATTCAGCAGCCGACACCGAGGGCTGCATCCTCGTCGGGCGCAACACCGAGGTCGGCAGGGTCACGCAGTCGGTCAAGATGTACATGGAATTGTTCAACATATTGGATAATGCGAACGAGTACATCATAATGGAGGTACGGGAAGACGGGCAACGCCCGACTTAAAGGCGTGCCGCCGTGTAAAAGAGCCGAGCGCAAACACGGTGTCGGGTGTCCCGTCTTATTTTTGCGAAAAATCGCTTGTAATCGGTTTTTATTTGAAAGTTGATAAATTATATTGCTGAAACGGGAAAACGGCTTAAAACGGCTAAAACGCGTAAAAATGGCAGTTGCTTACGACAATATCATCTACAACTCCGTAATGGACGAAATCGAACGCGTCTTGCTTGAAGTCCGCGACGAGATAAGGGCGAAGATGGCGAGCGAGGGCGTCAACGCAAGCGGTCGCACGTCGGCAGGGATGCAGGTGCAACGCTATGATAGCGGCGTCCGTCTTGTCTTGACGGGCGACGATGTCGCGCCGCTTGCCACGTTGGAAGTCGGTCGTCGTGGCGGCAAAGTGCCGATGGGCTTCGCCGACATTATCGAGCAATGGTCGCGCGACAAGGGCTTGTCGTTTCCCCGTGACCGCGACCGCCGACGTTTCGCGTACTTCACAGCCCGAAAGATTGCACGACAAGGCACGCAGCGACACCAGCAACCAATAGACATCTATTCCGATGAAGTGACGCGTGGCGTGGCGAGGCTGAAAGAAGGTATCAAGGCGCAAGTGACCGAATACATTCATAACTCTTTGACAAACATATAATTATGGAAGAAAATAACAACCAAGTAATTGTCGACATCGGGCTTGACGCCTTAATCGCTTCGTTGCGAGAGTTGCAGAAGCAATACGAGGCAAACACGGCTGCGATGAAGGCGATGCGCGATGAAGGCAAGCAAGACAGCGACGAATACATCCAGTTGACGCAGGCAAATAAGGTCTTGCGTCAAGAGATGAACGGCGTCGAAAAGTCCATCCAAAACAACATCAAAGCCGAGAAAGCGCAGGAAGGCTCACTCGTCCAACTCCGCGCCCAACTTGCCAACCTCAATAAGCAATACGACAGCATGAGCGGCTTCGAGCGCATGGGAACGGCAGGCGAAGCGTTGAGGCAGAAAATCAAGGCTTTGTCGGACAACATTGTGAACCTCGAAGGCAACACGGGTCGTTGGCAACGTAACGTCGGCAATTACCAGTCCGCGTTGCAAGGCTTGTCAAGCAATTTCAATGCCGCAGGTTTGTCGTGCGCTGGTTTGAATAAGGCAATAAATATGTTGTCTATTTCAACGATGGATTTCAACGCCGTGCTTAACGTATTGAAAGAAAACCCGATTTTCCTTGCGTTGACTGGCATTATCCTTCTTTTCCGTTCGTTGGCAAAGGCTTTCAAAGACAACGAGGAAGCGACACGCGCCCTGCATCAAGCCGTGGCGGCATTTAAACCGATATTGGATGTTGCAAAACGTGCCGCAGAGGGTTTTGCCCTTATCCTTACGAAAGTCGTCTACGGTGCTGTCTATGGCTTGACGCGAGCCATTGGGGGATTGTTGACAACCGTGCAAGCGGTTGGAAATTTCTTCGGTGCTGACTGGCACATGGCTGACAATTACATCGCAACCCGTAACGCGGCAGAGGCGTTGACGAAGTCCGAACAAGACTATATCGACGCGAAGCGCAAATGGTCTAACGAAAGTATGAAGATTGACGCAAAGGTGTCCGAATTGCGAGAAAAGGCAAGCGATAGAGAGAATTACAACGCCCAGCAAAGGCTCGCTTTCCTTGACGAAGCCATCAAACTTGAAACCGAGAAAGCGGCGAAAGACAAGCAAATGGCTGAATGGAACTTGCGGAACTTAAAAGCCGAGGCTGAAAGGTCTGCAAATTCAACGGAAGCCAACGAGAAACTCGTTGAGGCGGAGAATGAAGTCACCCGTGCAGAAATCAATCTCAACAACACGAAGCGCACTCTCAACCGAGAACGTCAGCGTGCAATAAATGAGATTAATGGGGAGACAAATGGGATTAACGAGGAGACAAATGCCGTAAGTGATTACACGGAGAAAGTGAGGGAATTGCGTCAAGAACTCGAACTCATCAAAGCCCTTTCGATTGATGAACTTATCGAAGCCAACACAAAGAAAAACAGGAGTTGGCGGATAATATAACCAAAGTCGTTGAACGTATCGGATTGCTTGAAGAAACATTCGACAAATTGCCGTCGGCTGAAGAATTATTCGGCGATATTGTCAATGTAAGCGACGAGAACCTGCGTGACACCACTTCAAAGTGGGAGTTGTTCGCCGAGGCGTTCAAGAATAACGCAGACGACATCGAGAAGACTGCATCTTCATTGGGCAACTCGTTCAATTCTTTGTCGTCCATCTATGAGCAGATGGCAAAGGACGAAAGCAAGAGCGAGGAGGAACGCGCAAAAGCGGCAAGACAAGCGAAGACGTGGGCTGGCTTGCAGATTGCTGCAAATAGCGGTGTCGCACTTGCGAAGGGTATCGAAGGCGCGATGTCAGCCCCGACGATACCAGCGAAGATTGCGTCTTTGGTGTCGATTATGGCCGCCGTGTTGGCTGCCGTGGCACAAGCGAGAGCGTTGGCGCAGCAATCTTTCGAGACGGGTGGCGTCATCGGTGGCTATCGTGGCGCGACGATGGGCAGCGACAACACATATATCCACGCCCGAGACGGCGAAATGGTACTCAACGCGCAACAACAACGGCAACTTTTCGACATCGCAAATGGAAGAGTGCAGACGAATATGGTCGCAGAACTGGCAGAAGCCATCAGTTCGATGCCTGCACCAGTGTTGGAATACAGCGAGTTCACGAAGTTCAACGATAGGGTTGTTTATATTTCCGAAATGCAAAAACTGAAATAGCCATGTTAATACTTACATCAACGAACCAGTTGTTCTCCGTAACGATGCAGGCGGACAACACAACAAACCAAAACGAGGCGTTATTATACACGTTGAGCAATTCGATGTTGAGGATAAAGAAGACCAACCCTTCGATGGCTATCGCCAACGTGGAATTGGACAACGGCGTCGTCGTCAGATCAACGGACTATTATACCGACCCGAGCGGAGCGGTCGAGTTTCCGTTGAAAAACTACGTCAACCAAGTTCATGCAGATGGAATTTCCGCTTTCATAATGACAATCTCAATGAAAGACTTGGACGGAAACGACATCGACGGGAATATAGCAGTCAAATGCATACCTTTGGTTGGCCTGTCGTTCTACGACTTGCGAGTGCCACAAAGCCCTTATCCGCAAGAAAAAATCTATATCATTGAACCGAACACGGAAATTCTTCCGCCCACCGTCATGTTCATGCAGTCATACGGAGGCGTGAATGCAGCCGACCAACTATTGAGCGGCGTCGTTGTCGAAAGCACCTTGTCGACGATACACAGCGGCGCGGCGTGGGCTTACGGATACAATGGCAACTATACGGCTATCAATCCGACTGGAGAACGCGACACGCAAATCGTCGTCAGCAATAGGGCGCAGTCGTTGAGGTTCAACAGCGTAGACGCCAACTATGAATGGATGTTCAAGACACTGTCATATTTCGATTGCCAAGACGCCGTTGTCATTAGATGGCGTTCCTTGACCGGGGCGACGAGACAACATTGGTTCCCAGTCGTCGGATATGTACGCGACATCGACAAGGAAATGAGCCTCTTGTCCGCTGGGGATGGGTATAATGTTCGGAAAAACCCTTACTTGGCATTGAGGTGTCGCGTTGATGGGCTGACCGCTTACGACGTGTGGTATTACCAAGACTTGCTGCAAGCAAGCGAAGTCCATGCGATATGCCGTTCAAGATGGCGTAATCTTCCGCCGTTCTTGACCGCAATCAACTCGACTTTGACTTATTGCCAAATCGAGGGAGGCACGCAGCAAACGCCGCAAGGCAACGGGCTATTCTCTTTTGAGTTCATCGTAAAAACGAAACACTATGACGCAATTTAATATCATCGGGAAAGGCTTCTTGGACGTAAACGACCCAGCCGACATTAGTTTCAAGTCGAAAAACCCGTGGTTTTGCTTCGCTGAAATCGAACTCGGCAGAACTACCGAGTTCACGATACCAGCGACGAACAAGAACAAGATGTTGCTCGGCTTCGGCGACGATCCATCCGAATACGGGGACGCCTTACGCTCGAAGCATGAGTGTCAGATGGTCTTCGATGGAGGCGTAAAGGACGGCACGTTGACGGTGACGGCTTATAGCGGCGACGCCTTTCGTTGCGTGTACTATATGGACAACGCAAGTTGGATTGATAGGTTGCAAGGGATGAAACTCGCCGATGTGCCTATCGGCGACCAGTCGGTCGTTTGGGACTTGAACGCCCAAGTGGTTGACGCCAACAATGTAACTCCGACGTTGCAGGACTTCGTGAAACTGGTCAAGTACGATAACGGAGGCATCAGCAACTGGCAAATAACCCCTTCGGTCAACGTGACGTATTTCGTTCACGCCATATTGAACGCGCTTGGTGTTCCGTATTCTCCTTTCATCGTGCAGCCCGACCCGTCGCATTGGTTGATCGCTGGATCGTTGAAGAATGGAATTACCGACGTCGTGGAACTCTCGCAGAACGACACGATGGACGCGCAAATCTCGCAGACGCAAGGGCTGTTGAGCGTTACTACGCAATACATCGAATGGGCGAAGGCGTTGGTGTTCGGTGCTTACATCGGAGGCGGAAGGACGGCGGCACAATGTTTCCGCGTCGAGAAAAACATGAAGATGACCTTCGGCGTCGTCCCTGCCGACATCTACCTTATCAAATGGAGCGTTTCGTTGAAGCATTGCCGTTGCATTGGCGGCTATTCTTCCACGCAGCAGTTCGCCCCGTGGGTCAACATTTCCATGTTCGGAGGCTTCGGTACGGACTTGACTGGGCAGACGATTGAATGGAAGAAGGACGACATCTTCTTCTTCGCCGATTACATGGGAAACATCATAACGAGCAATTACTTTACAAACCCGCAAATCTTCACGGGTGAGGATTATTTCGGATGGAAAGACACCTTGCACCCGTTCAAGATTATTGTAACACTTTCGGCTGATGAAGAATTGGAACTCGGCGAGACATGGCGTTTGCGTTACAATATGCCCGACATGACCGTCTTCGAGTTCTTGAAGTCGGTCGCGCTTTCGTCGGCGTGTGAGATGTCCGTCTCTCCCGTTGAATTGGCGTTGATGGAAGGCTTCTACGGTCAAAGGCTTGGAAACAAATTCTTCAAGTCGCTTGACAAGGTCGTCAGCGTCGACAAGGTCGAAAGGCAGGCGTGGGACGACAACCGCCATAATATCGTCGCCTTCGATAGCGAGGACTATGTGACCGAGCCAATCGTCACGGACTACGAGGTGGCGAACGGCAATCTAACCAACGAGGAAAGACACGTCATCAAGTTCTCGGAAGGTGCGGTCGGAAGTAACGGGATATTTGTTCAAGACGCTACTGGTACGCCTACCAAGTTCACGGCGAAGAAATGGACG